TGGTTAAAGTCATCTGACTCTACATTCCAGTGGTATCCGTGTGCCTTGAATTTAAGGGCAATGTTGTCTGCTAGAAGCATCCTTAGTTGTGTTAGTAATTGTTCCATCCCTCAATTATATCACAGCAATGGCAGGAAATGGTATAATGTACTGTAAGCAGAAATGAGAATTATGTCAAAACCGACCGTTCTTGTCTATTCAGTTATTAGAAATGAAGCAAACTATATAGACAGATACTACGATCAACTTAAGCAAATGGTCAAATCATTCCCAGAATATAGATTCATTCTATCTATTTATGAAAACGACTCTACCGATGGTACCCCAGAACTTATCACCAAGAAGGATTGGTCGTTCTTTGACGACTTTTCTTTTGTGTCTGAAAAACTGATGACAAAGAACTATGGGTCAGTTAAGTCAAAGGATAGGGTAAAGAATCTTTCTATCGCTAGAAACAAGGCTTTGGAAGTTAAGGACTTCTTGGCTCAATCGGACTACGTTATGATGGTAGAATCCGACATGCGTTTTGACAACAAAACCATTGAGCAAATTTTAAACTTTAAAGATCTTGAGCCAGACTTTGACATCGTGTCTGGACTTACCGTAAACAATCATCCTGTTTATGATAGTTGGGCAACTCGCAAGGGTCCAAGGTTTACCAGTCACGAAGAGGTTAGGCTGTTTGATGTAACTTCTAAGCCTTACGACAAGTATTACGCTACATCAAATGGCGTATGTTTGTATAGGGCACAGCCTTTTAAGGATGGTGTTAGATATGGCTATATCAATCCTGTCACTAATAGATTTGATTGCGATACCGTGGTTGTTTGCCAAAACTTTCACAAGGCTGGATTTGAAAACATTTATATCATTCACACTGCAAAAATATATCACGAAAACTTTTAGATAAAAGAAAAGCCAGGGTCTCCCCTGGCTATCTTTTTGCTTATGCTACTTCTTTGGTGCAGGCTTCTTGGCTGCTGGCTTCTTTGCAGGTGCCTTCACAACCTTGACATCCTTGAGTGCCTCTGCGATTTCCTCTACAGGTGGCAACGTGCGACCAAACGCTGGATCCTTTGGGTTCACATAGCGTAGTGCTACAGGAACTAGGGCTGCCAGCAACGAGTACACTAGGTCTTCTAGGGGTACTCCTGCCAAGTAAAGAGCAAGTCCAGCACCAAGGACTGAGCGTCCGTATGATGCGAGTAGTGCCTTAATTTGTGCGTTCATTTTATTTCTCCTTGTTTTTTTCTGGCAACATTCCAAACAGTTCTTTCAACGGTTCGTCAATTGCCTTTTTGTTATCGTATTTTTCTTTTAATACGAGGATTGTGTTCTGGACAGTATCAATATAATTGAATGCCCACTCACGAGAGTCTGATAGGAATTTGATAAACCCATCATTTTGATCAATTGGTTCTTCCCTATTGAGAGCCTGAGTAGCAATCATGTCCTCAAGTGCCGATCTTTCGATATGCAACTCAATTACATTCTTTACTAGCCTCTTGTTTTTGCCCGATAGGTAGAATGCATAAGCAATTGATACAATAGATATTAGGCTTATTAGTGTAAAAGCAATTATTTCATAGTTCATCTTTGCTCCTTACCGCCCTCACGGACCAATAGAACGATTGCCCCATTGTCCTCAAGAGCCTGCTTGACCCTAACCATATACTCAATTGCTCCACGCTTTTCATCGTCAAGCAATCTCATAAAAACGTCTTCTCTTGCAACAACACTAATAAAGTGTTCGTTATCAATTAAGTCAACGCTAAAGTTTTTGGGTGCATTAATAGACCTAAAAGCCCTACGCATTTCATCTGTATACATCATTTTTCTTTATCCAATGTTAGGCTCTTCCAAGTCTCAGACCACTCCTGCTTAGATCTGTGATTGTTAAACTCTCTAGATATCTTACCATTTTCAAAGTAGATACCGCCCCAAACACCCCAACCTTTGTTGGTAACTGCAGAAGCAAAGCATTGCTTTCTTACAGGGCATTCGGCACAAATAGAGTCAACAAAAGATCTTGTCTCTGGGTTTTCTTCGTACTCGTCAAAGAACGTATTGGTATCCATGCCATGACACGCTGAATTGTTTTTCCAGTTATGTCTATCCATGTCAGCCAACTAACTTGTTTGGAATCTCCCAACCACTAGCATTTGCCTCGTACCGTTTCTGTACGATCCACATGCCATTAACGAATGCTCCGTCTTTAGACATCATGCCGTTATCACTGGTTTTGTTTTCTAGAACGGTCCAGCCGTCCCAAGAGAGGTTGTCATTATTCTTGACAATCTCTTCCATTTGTTCAAGTGATTTGATAATCATTTCACTCTCCTGTTTGTTGTAGTTGTTATTTCCTTTTGCACTAGAATCTGTACACCCAAAGATTTGCATCTTTGTCATGTGCATTCTGTGCCTGCTTTGACCAAGTCTCTTTTGGTTTAGAGAAGAAGGCAAAGTAGTCTATAACGGCAAGGTTGCTGTCAATCCATGACGGCGGAACCTTAACGAGTTTAATCTTGATGCCTTTCGACTTCAAGGTGCGTTCTGAAATGTTGGAAAACTCTTGACCGAAGGCATTGATTCGCATTGGACCTGCAGAGAAGATCAGGAATTCCTGGTCACCGTCTGGCAAATCTCTTAGTGCTGTACCCATCGCTCTCAGAAATATCTGATAGTCGTCAAACGTTTTAGTTCCCTGTATTGCTACGATCATCACTATTTCCTTCCGTTAGTTTGTCAACAATAAAACTTATTCTATCCAATTCTACCCTATCCATGTGTATTGTGTCAATAGGTGTGCCCGAAGAATAATCTACAAATCCATCTTCTGTCATTGGTGCCTCAAACAATCTGTTCTCAGATATCCAATAAACCTTGTCGCCAATCATAATGATTCTGATCATCTGCTTCTTTCTGTGATTACCAGACTGAGACTCTTTTGGCGTTGGTGGCATGAATGGAATTGCTGGTTTAATTCTTTCGTAGATATTGCTTTGACTATAAAATATTTTTGCCATGCGTGGTTGATTATCTCTAATCTTTTTTATAACAAACAAAACAAATACAATTGTAACTATAGTCGAAAGCGACCCAGCAAGATACTCCATAAGGATTACTTACCAGACTTCGCTCGTGCCTTGGCTAGTGCATCAAAGTCTTTGACCTTGGTGTCTCCTAGGTATCCCCAGGCATAACCCTTTTCAATCATCTCGTGGTTGATTGAGTTACCATCGCCATCAAGGTATAGCCAACCAAGAATGCGACCATACTTCTCAGATGAATCCATCTTCTCAGTCTTGATTACAACATTCTTTGCTGCCTTGATACGTTCTGCCAAGTACTTCTTTGACTCTAGACCAAGTGCCTTCTCTACCTTATCGGTGGTTCGTGACTCTGGGGTATCAATACCAGCCAGACGAACACGTGAAGTAAAACTAATGTCAAATCCTAGATCAATTACAACGTCAATGGTGTCCCCATCTACTACGTTGGTTACTGCTTTTACATAATATTCAAACATTATGCCTCCTTAGAGAAATAATCGCTACAGATAGCATAACAATTATACTCTGTTTTGCCTTCCAGGTCAACTATTACTGACCAAGGACCAACCATCTTTCCTGGATATGTCCAAACAAAGTCTTGGCTGGTGAGCGTAAAGTCATCTTCTTGGTGCCAGAAGTAGTTGAAAGAACTTCCCATGCTAGCAAAATGGCTCAATGCCTCAAAGTTTTTGCAGTGAATCCATAGGTGGGAGTTGTTTTCAAGCAAGAAGTCTTCTCTAATGAGATACTGTGCGGAGTCGTGACCAGACCACAGGTTGCCCCCAAATAGCCAGACATCTATCTCTACGTCATAGCCTTTGTCTATGGCTTCCTGAAGATACCAAGGCTGGTTCTCGTGAACGCTTGGTCCGTTAGTATTTCCTCTATGAGCGATCTTTAGCATTCATAACTCCATTAATATAATTATTCATATCTTCTGGTGTTCCAATACCGTGCATTTCTTCTACAAAGTATGGAGCAACCTTGTGACCATCAGCGATAGCCTCATTGTAAACAGGGGCAATGTAGAACTCATTGTTAGTTCTAATGTCTTTAGCGATCATCTGCTCTGCGTACTTCACGTAGTCCGATCCCTTGGACCATCCGTAGATGCCAACGTTGGCGTTATCACTAATGACTTTCTTTTCTGCTATCTCTGTAATAAAGCCATCCTCTATTTTAGAGTATGACCACTTAGATTCATTGGCTTTAAACAGTGCCACAGCGTCCACAGAAGCCAGCGTAGCGGTAAAGGAGGTTCCCGACCATGCTACTACCTGGTCTGAATTAGCAATTAAGAGTGGGGTGTCGTTATCAATCAAATCTTTTGCAAACAGGGTGGTTCTAGCAGCACCATCCGTAAGTCCATCTATCTCAACAATCTTGCATCCTGGAGCAATGCTGTCAAGAACGTCGTCAAGATGGTACCTTACCCTGTGATCTTTCTGAACTAGGAATATATAGTTTCCATCTATGCCAAGACTGTCAACCACCAACTGAATCATTGGCTTGCCAAAAATTTTAATCAGTGGCTTTGGCAGTGTGTATCCCCTTTCAGCAAATCTACTTCCTAGACCTGCCATTGGTATTAGTATGTTTGTATTATTCAAAATAGTCAAAATATCCCTCAATCATTCTTTGGACAAATGGTATTGTCAAATCTTTTCGACTCTTCACCTCAACAAGATGTGCACCACTTTGACTTGCTGCTGCTTTGCCGATCTCACTATCCTCAAAAACTATTGTACTAGATGGTACTGAGCCAAGCATGAGCATGCATAGATTATATATCTCTGGGTTTGGCTTGGGATTCTTTACATCCTCGTTGCTTAGAGATACTTCTACATACTGCGAGACTCCAAGAGCCTCTAGGCAGTTTGTTAGAGTCTGCCTAATGCTATTACTCGCTACGCCAATGACAATTCCCTGGTCATTGATATGTTTAAATAAACTAACAAGTTCTTCATCTATCGGTAAGTCCTCAAACATTGCTGCTGAATACTGTTGCTTTAGGTTCCATACATACTCATGCAACTCTTTAGGCAGACCTCTTGTGTATGTTAGTATGTCTAGTTTAGACCTGGTTGTCATACCCTCAAAAGTTTCTGCCTGCTCTTGTCTGGTAATATAATACTTTTCGTTCACACTTCTTAGGGCAAGGTTGAGTGCATCGTAGTGCAACTCTTTGCTATCTACTAGAACGCCGTCAAGATCAAATATTATTGCTTGTGTCATTGTTATCTAAAAATTCAGTAAGTTTGGCATTTGCATCAATGTACCTCTTTATGTCCTCTACACGTCTTCCTGGGTTGTTTATAGAAAGATATGTATGGTCTTTTAGGTATGCAACCAATTTGTAAAACATGTGCAACTCTTGTGCCATGGTCAGGTCTGAGCCGTCTGGATAGTCAATGTCTACGACAGTTCTTTCTGCTGACAACATTGGAGAAACAACAACAAGTGGAGTAGATATTTCTATCACAGTGCCACCTGGTTGCATGAAGAGTGCGTTAGCGAGACCAGAACTTGTAAGGGATGCTATGGTTTTTACTGAATAGAAAAAGTTTATTTGCTCGTAAAAATCTTTAAAGTCTTCTGGGGCAACAACTTCAAATCCAAGTTCTAAAAACTTTTTGCTTAGTTCCTCTTCGGAGTCTACTCTGTCGTCAGTTGTAAACGATAGCCTTGAAGCCTGTTCTGGCAACTTGCTAACATCTTTTTGCACCTTTGATCTAGTTAAATAAACATTCCTATATGGTTTTGTCTTGGGGTTATCGACATACTTTTTAAAGAACTCATATATTAAAGTTCCAGACAAAGAAGATCTGTACGCAGATTCTGCCACAATATAATTATTGATATAGACAATGTCAAACTTACTAACATCCACCAACTTGTGCCTAATGCCCTGGTCCTCAAGTGCGTCAAAGAAGAATCCAAGAAACGATCTTGATGGCTCGTCTAGCATTGTACTGACTATTGACACATCTATGATAACTTCTGCATCTGGATATAGCCTAAGTGCGTGAAGAATATCGCAAACATCATCTGCAAAAAAATGAAATACGCTAGAAGAAATTGTTTTAATAATCTTAACACGACTACTTGTAAGGTCTACCCTTTTTGTTCCTGTAGACTCAACAAAGCCATCAACCTGCCTGCTTAGAACCAGGAATGGATTTACGCCGAGGCTTTTTCTTTCTTCCTGATCAATCAGAATGCTATACATTCCGTCAAACTTGGGGAAGTTGATTGGGTGACCAAATGGTAGTTGTGTTTCAATAACGTGAGCACTAGACGTGGCAGCACGTGACAAGGCAAAGTCTGACTTCCACTTCTTTTTTCTAATCATTACCCTGTAGCCTATTCTCAATCAAACGGTCACGTTCATCTATTACCTCAAACGCAAATGAGGATAGTTTGTCTCCGCCTGCTTTGTTGTAGTGGTGACCACAGAACATAAGTTCGCCAGAGATTCCCTTGACCTGAACATATGCCTGTGACCCACAACTATCGCAGCGGTCAGCCGTAGTAAGTACCCACTCTTGTGTCTCTACCATTACTTATCCGTTCTGTAGAATCCGCTACCCTTGAATTGAATGCCCAAGCCACCAATGACCTGGTTCATCTTGTATCCACACTTTTCACAAAAATGTTCTGGTGATGGATCGTGAATGCTACGCTTTTCTACCAAAGTAGTTTCACATTCTCTGCAAACGTATTCGTATGTTGGCATTACTTAATCTTTCCCCAAGTCAATGGACCAACAATGCCGTCAGCAGTTAGTTTGTGCTTCTTCTGAAGTGCAACAACAGCAGCATGGGTCTTATCACCAAATGTGCCAGGTGTGTCTCCAACAACAGCAAGAGACTTCTGAAGATAGGTTACAAGACCATTCTTAGAACCTTTCTTTAGGGTTCCCTTTAGTGCTGGTTTTACAAGTGTTGCAGCCTTTGGAGCGACCGCAGGCTTTACAACTGCTGGTTTCTCTAGTGCTACTGCACCTTTTTCGTCGTGCGTTGGCTCTGGTGCTACTGGATCATCCTCTGTTGCTACTACCGATGCTGAAGCAATAGCCTTCTCCTGTGCAATGAGTGCCTTAAAAAATGCAATCGGCTCAATATAGTTCTTGCCATTGGCATCCCAAATGTGCTGCTTACCAAGACGAAGTTCCCAGTGCAAGTGCTTGCCTGTTGACATACCAGTAGAAGCCATCTTGCCTAGAGGAGTTCCTGCCTCAACCTTCTGCCCCTTCTTAACCTTAACGGTTCCGTCGCCCATGTGTGCGTATAGAGTTGTATAGTCTTTACCGTTAATCTTGTGGAGCAAGATCACGTAGTTGCCAAAGCCACCGCCAGCAGCAGTTGACTTCTTTGCCTCAAGTACCTTGCCATCATACGGTGCTTCAATCCAGCATGGTTCGTGCTTTGACCAGATGTCTGTTCCGTTGTGATGCTTCTTCTTCTTTGTTACTGGGTGAATTCTCATACCCATTAGTGAGGTAGCCTTGAAATCTACTCCAAGTTTACCGTCAATTGGAAATTGTGCTTTTGCCATTATAATGACCTCCTATTAATACTATTATAGCATTAGAGCCCCCGACAGGATTCGAACCTGCGACTTCGATATTACAAGTATCGCACTCTACCAACTGAGTTACAAGGGCATCGCCTATTTTATCTCATACCCTTGAGAGCGGTTAGGCAACCGTTAGCGACTCCGATGGGACTTGAACCCACGACCTCCACCGTGACAGGGTGGCGTTCTAACCAACTGAACTACGAAGCCAAAGAATTTCTATCCAGTGAAATGGTTCTTATGGGTCATGCTAGGATAGAAACTCGCTCCTCCTGCTGGGCTCGAACCAACGACATTTCGGTTAACAGCCGAACACTCTACCAACTGAGTTAAGGAGGATTACTATTCAATTATACAGGATCAGATTCCTGTTTGCAACTTAATTTGCTGCCATTTTTTGAGAACTGACTCTGGTGAACAGAAGTCTTCAACATTCTTCTTTGCTTTATCTACCATGGCAATCTTCTCTTCTTCTGTTAGAGATGCTGCCTTGTTTAATGCATCAAGGATTGTCTGCTCTCCCACATTGAACCAAGAGAATCCCCAGAAGTCTTTGTACTTGTGCGTAGATTCATCTATCATCCAGGTGTTTGACTCAAGAATAATTGCGGAATCGCTGGTGACGTAGTCACTCATTGACGTGTGGTCTGGAGTTATGCATACCCTGCCAGATACCATAGCCTCGCACAAAGGCAGGTTCTGCCCCTCAGCACGGCTGGGTGAAACATAATTCTGGCATGAGTCCATTAGCATCTGAAGTTTGCTATCAGACAACTTCTGTGGAATAAAATAAACATTGTCGAACGTTGTTTCTGGGAATGATGGGAACTCTCTCCTGAATGCAGTTATCTGCAATTTGCTAAGATCTCCTTGTGCAGTCATTTTTAGCAATAGCAATGCATCTGGATGCTCTTCTCTAAATCTTACAAATGCAGTAACAAGATTGCCAAAGTTTTTTCTTATATCGTGTGGATTAAGAATGTACAAGAATCTTTTCTCATACTCTGATTTGTCTAACAAGTTTGACAATGACTCTGGCTGATAGTCTTTGTAGTAGTCTGATACCGTGCTAAGTGTGTAGCATGGCAAGTCGTCAATAGAATCTCCAGGCTCAACAGACTTTGGCGATACTGAAGATGGAAGAACAAAAGAGTTTATACCATATTCCTGCAAAGCAGCCTGTGAATAAGAAGATAGAGTAATGACATGATCAAACTTTTTAAGAGTAGACGCATAGTCCTTTTTGAATATGCCATTGTTCCCATCGCTCTTCACTGGTAGCCTATCGAACTCCCATGCAAAGACACAGATATTCTTTTGTCTTGGTATGAGTAGAGCCACGTCTGGTGGCAAGAACGATATGCTTACTGGGTTTTTTTCTTGTCTCATTGTAGTTCTAGCAGACCCAATGCTAAATGGATACGAGAAGTATCCACAGACGCTGTCTTCTTTTGTGGCTACTTCTGCAAAGGACTCCATGGCAAAGCCATAGGAGTAGTGGGCATATCCCCACCCCTTGCCCTTGTAGTCAAAAGGTCCACTTAAGAATAGGTTAGCCATTAGTCTAGAATTTTAATTACTGGGGCACATGGGTCTCCGCCCTCTTCCCATTGCTGCTCTTCTTCTTCGGTCATGTATGGATCGCCATCGTGTGTATAACAGAATGGCTCTGACACCCAACCTCTATCAATACCAGTTTGAAGCCAATCTCCAAACCCAGCATCATTTATTTCGCTCATATGAAAACCCTCTCTAAGTAGTGTATCTATTTTACACCATATAGAGAGGGTAGTCAAGGGGTTGACTAAAACTTATTGTTCGCTGTCTTCTTCTTCCGCACGTCTGTGTTCCTTGCGAAATGCCGAGTTAATCTCAGCCTGAGTTAGTTTACCATCCTGTAGGAATGACTTTGCCAGGTCCTCAAGGACACGTGCCACACCTAGTAGCCCTGCCATGAGCACAGCCTGTAGGACTTCAACGCCTGCAATTGCACCAGCACCCAGAACTCCTAGTGCCGAGATCACGAAGACCGCTACCATTCTTGCAAAGATATCTGCTATCTGCTTTACCATATTATTCATCTCCTTCCTTTGGATTTCTAATTGGATAAGTAATCATCCATAGACCTAAAGTGCCTAGGATGCAATATCCGACAATTGTCTTGGCAGAGCCTTCTAGAACTACCCAGGCAACAAACATACCTAGGAGTGTCCATGCCTGACCAATAATGTCGCTTAGGATTTTTTTCATTTAATTCACCTTCCTATTTGTTCTACCACCAGAACTAGATCCTGATGCTCCACCACCGCCACCAGACGAACCACCTGATGTCGAAGTTGTTGATGCTGCAGCCGTCGCTGCTGCCACTGTTGCGTTTACTGCTGCACCTGTAGCAATAACAGATGCAATAATTGTCTTTTCCGCTTCTTCACGGATTGCAGGTGCCATGTCAGCACCTACGTTACCAAAATCGTTTAGCACTTCTAGGGCTGCTGCTGCAGCATCTCCAAGTAACGGAATGGCAGCAAGTTCAGCAGAAATCTCTGGGTCATCTGCATTTGCAGCAACTGCAAGTGCTTCTAGTGCTTGCTCGTATGCTGGAGAGCCTTGCTCTGCTGTTTCAAATACAACCATGGCTGCTTCTACCAACTGCTCTACCTGTGCATCTGTTAGATCTTCTGGTGCAGTTTCTATTAGATTTTTAATTTCAGATACCGCCTCAGACACCTCTTCCTCTACTGATAACTCAGGTTCTGGTTCTGGTTCTGGGGTTTGGCTTGGCTCTGGTTCTGGTGTCGGGTCCAAGACATTTTCTGTTGGCTCTTCAGTAGGTTCCTCGGACGGCGAAGGTGAAGGTGTTGGCTCTTCCGTAGGTGGAATGGTTGGTTCTGGAGTTGGCTCAACTGTCTCCTCTGGCGTAGGTTCTGGCGTAGGGTCTACTGTTGGCTCTGGTTGTGGAGACGGCGTAGGCTCTGGTACTATTATAACTGGCGTTTCAGTAGGAGTTGGTGTTGGAGTAGGAATAATAATCCTGTCTACTGGGGTGCTAAGTCTCAAAACCTTTACCACACCACCACAAGGATCTCCAAACAATCCGTTATCAGCAGAGAACGTAGCAGTGGTTCTGCCGTTGATAATTTCATTTACAATATCAGAGACTGTTGCACCACAAGTTGAATCTGTTGGTGAGCCATACCATGCTGTAGGCACTCCAAACTTGTATCCTTCTGGTGCACCAATGGTAACCGTTTCGCCTTCCCAGAACTGAATTTGCCACCATGGTGGTGCTTCTGTAGTTACAGATGCGTATGTTGATCTATCTGAATAAATACGTAGAGTGTCATTGTCAGCACGGATGGCAAATTGAAATGTATTTCCTAGTCCACCTGCAGAAGAAAGAACGCTTAGTGGAATAGATACAGATGTTTGATTATGTGCCCATCCCCATCCGTTCTCTGTAAAGTTAGTGGTACTCCACATGATTGCATAACGCTCTACCTCTACCCCCGATAGATTGGATACTGGTGCAGACCAAGATAGTTCTACATTATCTCCAACGATGGTTGCAACAAGATTGGTTGGTGCGTTAAGGTGTGGAGTTAGATCAGCAACCAACTGCGTAAGCCTTACAACTTCTGCATTAGCCGTTGCGAGTCTTGTCTCTGCCGATGATCTTGTCAGTATTGCTAGGCTTAGTGATGTCTGGGCTGAACCAAGTACCTGATATGCAGAGTTCTTTGCTGTTGTCTCTGCCTCGCCATATGTATATGTATCTGGAGTTACTGTTGCAACTTGGGCAACTACAGACACGTTGTCAATACTGCCAGCAAAGTTACCGTTCCAGAATCCGTTGTCTACTAGCCTAAAGCCAACATCCCATCGTACTGCGTCGTCAGGTAGGTTGTAAGTTGCTGTGAAGTGCGTCCAAGGGAAAGTGTCAGCACGATCTCCAGTGTTGTAATAATTCAGTCTCTGTCCTGCAGCATTGTACGTGCGAAACTCTACTCGGTATCCATCAATCTGTGGGCGATTGCCATCATTGAAGTTGTTGTTTGACATGTCATATGAGAATGTAACCTGTCTAACTGGTGATGGGAAGGTCCCAGTTTGGAATATGAAGTTGTAAATGTACGAACCAACAAGTACACCATTATAAACACGAGCAATGCTTGAGTTAATAACTGTTTCTGGTGATCCCATCCCAATGTTTGACCAATTAGATGCATCGTTAAATGTTCCGTTTAAAACAACGTTTTGTGCTGAGGTAGTGCTTGTTCCTGGAACCAATACCTCAGTTGCCTCATATGCAGCAAGGGCTTCGTTATAGTTAATTTGAGCCGTATCTCTGGTCTCCGTTGCCATTACAACGGCTTCTGAGGCTGTCTGGAGGGCTGCTGTGGCATCTAAAACCTCTTGTTGTGCCAAAACTAGAGCAGCCTGGGCTTGCTCTAACGTAATCTCTGTGGCAGATGCTGGCATTCCAAAGAACAATGATGACATTGCCAATGATACCGCTGCCAAAAATCGTGGGGTTTTCATTTTGGGGTCTCCTTGCTAGCCAATAAGACTAACAAAATAATTATAGCATTGTTTAGACAAACAAAAAGGGGGCTTTCGCCCCCTCAATGTTGAACTTTAGAAGTCCCAGTCATCATCCTCTGTTGCCTCATGCTTGGCAATCACGTAAGATGAACCCGATCCTGAGAAGAAGTCGTGGTTCTCGTCAGAGTTTGGAGACAATGCACTAAGGATTGCAGGATTTACATCACAGACATCCTTTGGAAACAGTGCATCAAAACCAAGATTCATCAAAGCCTTGTTTGCATTGTAGTGCAAGAACTTCTTAACATCTTCCGTAAGACCTACCTCGTCATAAAGATCAGCAGTATACTTAATCTCATTGTCATATAGTTCCATCAGAAGGTCGTAGGTGTAGTTCTTCAACTCTTCCTGGCGTTCTGGAGTCTCCTCATTAAATGCCTGCTGGAACTTGTAACCAATGTAGTAACCATGTACCGCTTCATCACGAATGATCAGACGAATTAGGTCAGCAGTGTTTGTCAACTTAGCACGGCTTGACCAGTACATAGGAAGGTAGAATCCACTATAGAATAGAAATGACTCTAGCAATGTGGAAGCAGCCTTACGCTTTAGTGGGTCGTCTCCTCTGTAGTAACCAAGAACAATCTCTGCCTTCTTCTGAAGGTAAGGGTTATCTTCTGACCATCTAAACGCTTCGTCAATCTCATTGGTTGAGCACAAGGTTGAGAACACGCTTGAGTATGACTTGGCGTGTACCGACTCCATGAATGCAATGTTTGTGATTACTGCTTCTTCGTGTTGTGTACGTGCATCTGGAATGAGTGACATGGCTCCAACGGTACCCTGGATAGTGTCAAGCATGGTAAGACCAGTGAAGACACGCATGGTGAGCAACTTCTCGTGGTCTCTCAATGTAGACCAAGACTGTACGTCATTGCTTAGTGGTACCTTTTCAGGCAACCAGAAATTGGCTGTTAGCCTATTCCATACCTCTAGGTCTACTTGGTCTTCTAGTTTATTCCAGTTAACTGGTCTTGTTATAGTTGACATGATACGCATCCTTCCATCTCTGTTCCGTCTAGTGCATTCTGTCGAATGCGGATATAGTAAATTGTTTTGATACCCTTTTTCCATGCGTAAATCTGTGCCTTGTTTACGTCACGAGTTGTTGCGGTGTCCTTGAAGAACAAGGTCAGTGACAAGCCCTGGTCAACGTGCTGAGTTGCAGCAGCGTAGACATCAATGATCTTCTCTGGACCAATCTCGTATGCATCTTGGAAGTACTCACGGTTGTCGTTGGTCAAGTATGGTGCTGGGTAATAGACACGACCCATCTTGCCTTCCTTGCGAATCTCAATCTGAGAAGCGATAGGGTGGATAGATGATGTTGAGTTGTTGATGTATGAGATAGAGCCAGTTGGTGGAACAGCCTGAAGGTTCTGGTTGTAGATACCGTAGGTCATTACACTTTGTGCAAGAGCCTTCCAGTCTTCCTGGGTAGGAATATCAATACCAGAATTAGCAAAGATCTGTGTTACCTTAGATGTCTTTGGCTTCCATTCCTGTGCAATGTACTTGGCAAAGAATGTTCCATCTGCATACTTAGACTTCTCAAAGTTGTCAAATGGTGAACCAGTCTCAATAGCCATCTTGTTTGATGCCTTTAGTGCGTGGTATAGGACAGTGTAGAAGTAGATGTTCGTGAAGTCAATTGACTCCTCTTCACCGTAGTACATACGCTCCTTACCAAAGTAACCATGTAGGTTCATCTGACCTAGACCAATAGCACGTGACTTCTTGTTACCCTCAGCGATTGACATAACTGAATCAATGTATGAGATGTCTGCGACAGAAGTTAGTGCACGAATCGCAACCTCAATTGTCTTTCCAAAGTCTGGCGACTCCATAGCCTTAGCAATGTTTAGCGATCCTAGGTTACATGAGATGTCCTTACCAATGTCTTTGTAGGATAGGTCATTGTTGTATGTTGTAGGTGTGTTAACCTGCAGGATCTCAGAGCAGAGGTTCGACATGTTGATGCGACCCTCTACAGGGTTAGCATTGTTAACAGTGTCTTCATATACAATATATGGATACCCTGACTCAAACTGAAGTTCAGCAATGGTCTCAAACAACTGACGAGCCTTGATCTTGGTCTTCTTGATGCGAGCATCGTCAACCATCTCCTGGTACTTCTCAGTAATAGAGATGTCTGACATAGGCACACCATAGACCTTTTCAATGTCATAAGGCGAGAATAGATACATGTCGTCACCATTCTTAGCAAGTTCAAGAGTGATGTCGGGAATGACTACTCCAAGACTTAGGGTCTTGATACGCATCTTCTCGTCAGCGTTCTCACGCTTGGTGTCCAAGAAACGCATGATGTCTGGGTGGTGGGCGTTTAGGTAAACAGCACCTGCACCCTGGCGAGCACCCAACTGGTTTGCGTAGGAGAATGCATCCTCTAGCATCTTCATAACTGGGATGACACCCGATGACTGGTTTTCAATCTTCTTGATCGGTGCACCGAGTTCACGTAGGTTGGTCATGTTTAGTGCAACACCGCCACCACGCTTTGATAACTGCAATGAAGAGTTTACTGCACGTGCAATTGACTCCATGTTGTCTTCAATGCGTAGCAGGAAGCATGACACATACTCTCCACGTTGCTTACGACCAGCGTTTAGGAATGTGGGTGTGGCAGGCTGGAAGCGACCTGTGATGATTTCCTCAACCAAGTCCTTAGCCAACTTCTCGTCTCCACCTGCAAGCATGAGCGATGTCATTACGACACGATCTTCAAAACGCTCTAGGTAACGCTCACCATCAAAGGTCTTTAGTGCATACTGCGTGTAGAACTTGTAAGCACCAACAAATGTTGGGAAGCGGAACTTGTGTCCATATGCTTGCTTAAATAGTTCCTTAGTAAATTCAAAAGAGTACTTGTCCAGGATTTCTGCTTCATAATATTCGTGCTCTACCAAGTAGTGCAACTTTTCTTCTAGGGTGTGAAAGAATACTGTGTTTAGATTTACGTGATCTAAAAAGTATGCTCTCGCAGCCTGCTTGTCTTTGTCAAATTGAATCTTGCCTTCATCCGACCATAGATTCAACATTGCGTTTAGTTCGTGATAACTGTAATTATCCATTTAGTTGTTCCAACCTCTCCTGTACTTTTTGTACGTCCTCTGACGTTCCAAATATTTCTACTCTGGCTATTATAGGGACACCAGTCTTCCCTGAGATTATCTCTGCTGCTTTACAGAAATGCTCTCCAAAATTTGTATTGCCAAGTCCTACGATACCCCGAAGCATTTCCCTGTTGCCAGGAATGTTTAGAAAGTGTCGAACCTGTCTGGGTACTGCAGATCTCTCACTACCCCCACCATAAGTCGGTACAAAAAGTACATAACCGTTAGTGACAGTAATAGGGTTGTCGCTATCCCAATCAATAGGAATACGAGTAGTGTTTCCATTTAACTTCTCCACAAATCTTTTGGTGTTCCCCGAATAATTTGAGAAATATACGATATCTAAAGACATCTAGTATAACCCCTTTTTGTATAATTTGGTGATAGAAAAGGGAGAGGACGAAAGCCCTCTCCCTAATCTATTATATCTCAATTACTTGAGTAGTGCAACCTTAGCCTTTGGGAACTTCTTGTTCCACTTAGCAGCAAGTGCGTTGTGCTTTGCCTTGTTACCAGCAGCCTTTGCCTCTGCAAGAGCCAACTTAGTAGTTAGGTCTGCAATCGTAGCCTTAGCAATAGCAAGTTCTGCATCCTTTTCTGCTACAAGAGCAGCAAGGTCTACAACCTTAAGAGTTCCACGAATGAAACCAGTAGGTGCAGTTAGACCAGTAACAGCAGTTGCTACAGTAGCAGTTGCTAGTAGGTCGTATGAACCAACAACAAGACCTGTCAACTCCTTGACAGCAGTACCGTCAGCGGTTGTGGTGATTGCGTGAGTTGCAGTTGAGGTTGCAGAAACAACCTGAAGTGCTACAGCAGAACCAGAAACAGCATTACCGAATACGTCAGTACCAGTAACAGTTACCTTAGCGGTAGTTCCTAGAGCAGCAGTTGGTGCATCCAACTTGATAGTGTTAAGAGCACCAGCAGTACCCTTGACAAAGTAGGTGGTGGTTACACCATCAGCAGTAACAGCAACAGTTCCAGTCTTAGTGGTCTTAGTGAACACGAAGATGTCTGCAGTGGTACCAGTACCAGTTGCAATAGTTACAGATGCTGAACCAGAAGCAGCGGTTGCTCCAGTTAGGCTGGTAAGCAATAGTGCGTCAGTAGCAGTTGCTACAACGTTGCTTCCAGTTGCAACGCTAGAAAGAGCAATCTTAAGAGCGTCAACTGCATCTACAGAGTTGTCTGCAGGTACAGGAAGTGCTACAGCATTTGCAGCGGTGGTTGGTGCGGTGGTAACTGCAACAGCGTTAACAGTTAGTGCTGCGGTTGCAGCGTTTGCAGGAACTGCAAGTACGGTTCCTACGAGTGCTAGTGCTGAAGCAATAGCGATAAGTGGCTTCTTGAATGAAGTCATGTTTTGTTTCTCCTTATATTTATAGTTAGATTAGATCAAATCTAGCCAGGTATTCTTTAACCTCTTTTGGCATAGGTTTATATTGTATCACACCGTTCATATCTGTGTCAAGGGTCTGCTTAGGACGATCTCTAAAAGTATGAACCTCAACCTCAAGGTTTTGATCTTTTGGGGTGTGGCTAATAGCACCGTAGATGGCACCACAGACAGCATCCGCAAGGTCCTTAGAAGATTTACGAGGGTGGTCTACTCTATTTTGCTTAACAATCTTAAGTTCGATTAGTTCTTCAAATAGTAAATCAATTGCTGGCATAACTAGGCGATCTTCATATACCAACATCGCCATGTCCTCATAGTGTTTCTTTGCAACCGAAACAGTGTCAGTTCTCATGCCCACCTGTTTCAGTTCGTTCTGGATATCAAATGACTGCCAGCGGTCAAATGACACCATACCTATATTAAATCCTAACCTTCTTAGGTTCTGAATCCATTGCTTAACCTCTGAAAGGTTTACTGGACCCTCTACCTTCGGCTCCCACCAGGCTACAGCATCTACCACTACGACAGGTGCTACCTGGTTATAATCTTTTAGAATCTGTAGGTTTACCCACTTGTCAACGTGAGCAATAGCCACAGCACACTTGTCGTGCTTCTGTGCAAGGTCAGCATGTACATAATAAATCTTATCGGGATCAGGCTTGAAAGACTCTTCAAATCTTCTGTGGCTGTCTAGAGGATTTCGAATGCTCATAGCCTCACGAATCTTATCTTCCTGCTTGAAGAATCTGTCAGACGAGAATGTCGGAACACAGGCAAAGCGTTGCATGGCATCGCCCATGTCAGTAAAGAATGCTAACTTGAAGTCATCAATCTTACGAGTAGGGTTCACTACCCAGGTTGGTCTCTTAAGTGCAAACATTCCTGGATACTTATATGAAACAATTGTATCTTCATCCCATTCAATATCAAGATAGTTGCCTTCTTGGTCGTCTGGCAATTCTGGATTCATAACAAACCTGTGAGTCTTAGTTACAACATCTTTCTCTGCAATTACTGCATCATATCTTTGAGAGATAAAGTCTCCTGGGTAACGAGGGAACGATAGCAGTGCTACCTTTCCTAAGTCTGGGAAACGAGAGTCTACAGAAGCACGGAAGGCTTTGTAGATGTTGTCTGCTGTCTTACCCTGGTCATTACCAGTAGTAACTTCAGATGCGAATCCTGAAATCTCGTCAAGTACCGCAAGAAGTAGGTTAAGACCCTCGTGAGACTCACGCTCAGAGTGACCAGAGTACACAGTGATAGCATGGTCGAACTCAATGCTGTCTGCCTTTGCATAAAACTTTCCAGCAAACCACGGAGACCTTTCAATCTTAGACTTGAATCCTTTGAAGAAAACGTTCTTAGCCTGCTGTGCGTTAATAGCAACGTTAATAATATCAAT